AGACGCCGGCGATCTGGCCGAAGCCCGAGCTGGGCGTCGCGGTGAAATAGAGCTTGTCGCCCGCCTCGGCCCATTGCCGCACCGGCAGCCCTGTCCAGCGTGACCAGGCGCCGGTATCGGACAGGCAGAACTGCTGCAGCCCGTCGGAGATCAGCACCAGGTCTGCGGTTTCCGAAGCAAAAAGCTCCCATGCCGCATCCGGGCGCTCGGCCATCGATTTTTCGAGAAGCGGACGAATCCGGTGCGTCAGCATCGCTTGCGGCTTCTCGGGCTTCGGCTTGCCGAGCCGACTCGGCACGACATCGAGGCCGTCCCGCGACAGATAGAGCAGCTGCCCGCCGTACTGCGCAAAGCAACGAACGCCGAGCGGCTTGCCCATCTCGTAGACACCGACCAGCGACCAGCTCGTGGCATTGTCGGGATCGTTGCCAGACCAGATCGCCAGCTCACCCTCGCTGGTGACAACGGCCAGCTGATCGTCAGGCCCGCGGCCACCGTCGGACGTGAGCGTCGCCATGGCCCAGATGCGGCCACCGCGCCGGAAGATCTGCGTCATCGGGATCGGCAGCGGAGCGCCGTCGACGGCGTCGATGTCGAGATACCAGAGATCGAGCCCGACCGGCTCCGCAAAGAACAGGCGGTTGTGGTGCCAGTGGATGCGATCAGGCGGGGCCGGGCCGCCCTCGATCGGCCGCAGGTGCCAATCGATGCCATCCGTCGTGGCCATGCCGTCGATGCCGTTTACGGCCGCCGTCCAAACGCCCGCGCTGTTGACCATCTGCACGAACTGCCAATCCCCACCGCTAAGCCCCGATAGGTGGACTGTCGACTGGTCTCGGATCTCGGTTGCTGTGGCCGCAAAGACCCGGTCCTTGTGGGCTATCAGGGACAGGACGGGGTCCGTCCAGCCGGCCGTACCCAGCGCAAAGGTCCAGCCGTCACGCACGTGCAGCCCATCGCTGCGGCAAACCCAATTGTCGAGCCGGAGTGCATAGCCGTCGCGCTGACCGCGGGGCTGGCTGACCAGGTCGAGACCTTTCAGCGGCGCCGACCGTTGCTTGTGCTGCAGAGAGGTTCGGGCGGCCTGCGCCAAGGGAGGGATGATCATGCCGTGATGATGATCGCCGAGGATTTGAGCCGCTGCACCATGTCGTCAGCCGAGCGGGCGCCGCCACCCATGTCGAGGCGGCGCCCACCGCCGTCGCGCTTGATGTGATCGGCCTTGATGCGCTCGAAGGTCAGCTCTTCTTGCGCGTAGCTGTCATGGGCGTTGCGCAGGTAGTTGAGCACGGTGCCGGCGAGCACGAGGTCGTCGTGCCAGAGCGCCACAGCGGCGTCGTGCTCCGGGACCGAGAACGCGCCGATGTAGACGCCCCCCATATCGCCGACAGCATCGCGGATATAGGTAAAGACAATGCTCTGATCGACAGGAGGGGCCGGCCTCATGTAGATGGCGTCACCCTGGATATAGAACGCTGGCTCTATGCGCCCAACGGCCCCGGATATTGCCTCGGCAATTTCCCGGCTGTCGAGCGGGCCGGGAACCGGTCGCCGCAGCGTGCTATTCCAGACCGTGCCCATCACAATCCGCTTGAAGTCGAGGGGCAGTCCGTTCTGCATCTCTTGAGCGAGCGTGTCGAAGGCGGTTTGCGCCTGCAGGCACTGCCAGTCGTAGGTCGCCGCCAGATGCTCGCACGTCTGATGGATGGCATCGAGCAGCTTGCGATCCGAGGTGTCACCCTCGTTGTAGGCCGCGAACAACGTCGCCGGTCGCTGCAGGTCGAGGCGGTCTGCGGCGCGCGTCGCCAGAGCCAGGATCGACGACTTCATGCGGCCTCACGGGCCTTGCGGCCCTTACCCTGGTCCCCGTCCTTCGCTGCCACCAGCCCGGCCATCAGCTCCTGCATCTCCTTCATTTGCTCGCGCAGCTCGGCGTTTTGGGCCTGCAGGTCGACAGCTTTGGCAGCCTCTGACGCCTGCTTGCCGGCATCAATGAACCGTTTCGCCAGTGCCACCAGGTTGCCGGCCTCCGGCAGGCCGGTTTTGCTCATCACCGTATCCGTGGCGCCCGCAACGTCCTCGACGGAGCGCAGACCGCAGTTGCGCAGCAGGTCGGCTTGCGACCGTGTGACGCCGGGCCAGGCCGCCAGCGGCGTGCCGCTCTCGGGCAGCGTGTTGGTCCGCTTCCAATGCTCGTAGGCCGGCCGGATCGCCTCCCATGTGCGATGCGCCACCAGCGCCGAGATGTTGTCGCCGCAGTCCTCCAGCGAGCGGACCATCTGCAAGCGGCGGATCTCGCGCTGCAGCACCGTCTTGCTGTCGCCGAGCGGGATGAACGTCACGGTGTCGACTTCCTCCAGTGCGGCGTCCGCGGTGCGCCGACGGTAAGTCGTCTCGAAGCTCTGGATGGCGATGGCCACATCGTTCTTCATCTGGATGTCAGGCGTCATTGGTTTCCCCTCGAAATGGTCGGAAACCCGCACTTCTCTCAAGTCGCCGAGAGAAGTGCGGGTTCGTCAATCAGGCCGTGAACACCTTCCACACCCAACCATATTCGCCGGCCACGAACGCTGCATCGGCCGTCCAGTTGCCGGCGGTGTCGGTGACGGCGCCGGTGACCATGTCGACGGTGCAGGTTCCCGATACCGGAACACCGGCCGAGACGTAGACCATCAGCTTGTTGTCGTTGGCCATCTCGACCTGGGCGAGCTTGTGCTCCTTGAATGTGGTGCGCAGCTCGGTATTCGCTCCGGCCAAGTTCTTCGCATAAACAGCCATTTGTTCGGTTTCCTTTCTTTAGGCCGAGAGCAGTTTGCCCTGGTGGCGGCGCGAGTTGCAGACCATCTGGCCCATCCAGTAGTAGGGGATGGCGATGCCGTCCTGATCGAGCGGCTTGCGCTCATCCTCGGCGCCCCAGCGGGCGTCGGGGTGCTCGATCATGTAGAGGTACTTGGTGTTGAGGGCATAGCCCATCTCGCCGGTGAAGCCACCGCCGGCGTTGAGGTCGTGGATCATCGGCACGCCGTCGATGAAGGCGACCACATCGAAGCCCGCCGACGCCTTCTTGACCTCCATGAAGCGCTGCTGCGCCTGCAGCGACGCCAAGTAGATCTCGTAGAGATCGTTGGTCAGCACGTAGAGGTCTGGCTTCTGCGTGCCGATCGTCAGCTTGATGTGCAGCTTGTTGAGTGAGCGCTTCAGGTTCTCCGGCGTCGCCCAATAGGTCGAGTTGTCCTCGACTTGCACCTGGTTGCGCCACCAGCTGTAGGTGGTCCCGGAGATGCCGCCGACCGTGCCCTGGCCGTTGTCGGTGATGATCGAGGCAAGCCCGCCGATCGAGCCGTCAACACTGCCGTCCGAGTAGGTTTCGGTCTGCATGTGGTTGGCGACCGAGTCGACCAGGTTCTCCTTCTTGGCCTTAACCAGTTTGATCATGGCGGTCTCGCCGCGGTTGATGCGCAGCTCCTTACCGGAGGCGATCACATAGGCCGCCTTCTGCCGCCAGTCGTACTTGCACGCGGTAATGAAGTCGCGCTGCGACACGTCATGACGCTGGAATTCACTGTAGTTCATGATCGTGTTGTTGCCCTGGTAGGCCAGCGGGTAGGTGATCTCCGTGCCCTCGCCGGGCTCGGTTTTGATGTGGCCACGCTCCTTCATCAGGCGCCAGAGCGCGTTGTGCTCGACGAACTGCTCCGTCAGGCCCTTCGACTGCCAGCGTTGCTGGGCGGTGATCATCTGCGTAAAAGCAGCATTGGGTGAAGGCATTGGGGTTCCCCTTCAGAGGTTGCTATGAGGCCATGGCACGCCGATAGGTCGCAGCGAGCAGGTCGTCTTCGCTGCGAAATCCATCGACCGGCATGGCTGACGATGTGACGTTGAGCTGTGCGGCTCGCCGCGCGCGCTGGGCAGCCGTCTTGGCCTCATCGGCCTTGCGGAGTGCTTCAGCTTCTCGCGTGATGCGCTCTTTCAACGGTCGCTCCGCCATTTCATAGGCCTGCTGGAGGGTGTTCGCCTCTCGTCTCTCGAGAAGGTCGATCATCGGTCCACGTAGCATATCGAAATGCGGGTAGGCTGGGTTTCCGGCGGCATCGGACGCCGAGGCGAACTCACCGATCTGCCGGGTGTAATCCTGCCGCGCCGTCGCCTGCTGCCGGCGGTCCAGAGACTGGAGGCGGGCGTTGAGCATGGCATTCTGGCGCTTCAGGTCGGCAAACAACGCATAATGCTCACTTTCGGGACTGGTCGGGTCGGCGAGGATATCAACCTCGGGACGGACCAGCTTGACGCCGTAACTCTTGGCAAGCTCAATCAGGCTCTCGGCCGCCTGATCGGTGCTCTCCCCCATGATCTTGGCGTCAAGCGATGCCAAGCGGTCAATCGCCACCTCGGGCTTGACGCCTTGCATCTCGAAGTGCTCGGCATGCTTCTGCACGGCGGCCAGCAGCGGCTCAGTCGCTGCTCTGACGCGGCCCAGCTCCTGCTGCGCCTTGGTCAGGGTTGCCTGGTGCTCCTTCTGCCGTTCGATCACGAACGCCTGGGTCTCGGTTGGCAGCGTCGCGAACTTGGCCTGCGCTTCCTTGCTCCAGCCGCGGAAATGACCGGGGTCGACCGCCGGCTTGATCTCCTTGGCAGGCTCGGCCGGCTTGACCTCGGCGTCATCGGCTTTCTCGATGACTGGCTCGACATCGGCTGGCAGCTTCGGGTTTTTGGACAGAAACTGGCCGTTCGCGGCCCGGTCCGGCGCGTCCTTGGCGTCGGCCTTGTCCGTCGCATCGGATGCCGATGCGGACGCGGCGTCGTCCGGCTCGCTCATGGCCTCGCGGTAAATCGCCCGAAGCGCATCGTCCTCGCTCTTTTCTGGCGTCGCCGTGGCCGCATCGGGGGCTGTTGGTAGTGCAGCCTCGACAACGGTCGGCGTGGCTTCGTCGCTCATTTCGGCTCCCTTATCGCCGCGGCCTTGGCCGCCTGCGTTGCCAGCTTGGCGCTGGCCCACTCCTGCGTTGCCTCGTCGGTCTTGAGCCCCCGCTTGCCGCAGAACTCTTTGTTGATCAGGCCGCGCGGCCGGCTGCTGATCGGCTCCCACGGCACCAGGCCACGATCGGCCAGCCGTGCCAGCTCCTCACGCCGCGCCGTGCGCCCGCCGATGACGCGGCCGCCTTCGACCACAGACCGGTAGGGCTCCATGTCCTTGATGATGTAGAGCGGCTTGGTGACACCCCGTCGCTTCGGCAGCGGCATCGGTGCGTTGGTCTCGGGGTCGCGGAAATGATCGTCACGCCAGACGTAGCGCTTCGTCGTCATCTGGCATCAGCTCCGTTCGGCTTCCTGGCTTGCGCGGCCTTGATCTCGGCCAGCTCGCGCTTGTGGTCGATGTCCTGACGCTTGCCGTCGGCATCGATGGCAGACCCCTCGCGCTTTGCATCGATATCGAGTTTCTTGGCTTCGATATCGATCGCCGCCGTTTCGCGGGCGCTCTCCATCTCCAGCATCTTCATCTGGATCTCAAGCTCCTTGAGTCGCATGTCCATCTGCTTCAGCTCGAGATCGCCCGCAAGCTTGCGTTCTTCGCGCGCATCCTTGCGTTCCTCGATCTGCATCTTCATGTCGGCCTCTTGCTGCCGGGCCTGCTGCTCGGCAGCCGCTGCCTCGGCGCCGTTGTCCTCCTGCACCGGCGGCTGCTTGGCGGCCTCGACCATAGCGTCGAGCGCATCCTCGCCCTGTTTGCCGAGCTTGAAGTTTCGGCCGAATGAGCCGAACACCGCGAAGAACGCCGGGATCACCGCCGGCATGACCGGCGCCATCGCCGTTGCAGCCTGCGCGATCTGGGCCGCGCCCTGCAGGAACATATTCAGCTGTTCCTGGTTGCGAGCCATGTCGGCGCGGATGGTCGAGTCGCTCTCGATATCGATCGAGTAGGTGCGCATCTGGCCATGCAGAACCTCTTGGATCGCAGGCGTCACTTGGATGCCGGTCATCAACGCAATCGTCTCGGGCCGGAATTGCTGATGAATGATGGACGCCTTCATGCGGAACAGATCACGCGCGACGCGGGCGACCTCGGACTGGCTGCGCTGCAGGCGCTGCGATCCGGCTTGCGCCTTGATCTCTGACTGTCCGAGCTTCTCATTCGGATCGACCGAGCCGCGCAGGATGTCGGCAATCCCCATGATCTCGTAAATGGTCTGCTTGGCCTGTTCGCGCTCCTCGTAGAGGGCCGCCAGCACCTGAATGATCTTGTCGATTGGCCAATGCAGAACGGAGTCTTCGAGACCGTTGCGTTGGCCGGCAACAAACTGCTCGCTTCCACTCGACGGGATATACTGGCCGTCGTCAGCATCCCGAAGCATCTCGAAGTCGGGCATCATCTTCGGGTCGTAGACGCCGCGCACCCTGAGCTGCCCGATCAGCGCCATGATGCGCCTGGATATGCTGGCCAGCTCCTCGATCTGCGGCGCATAGACATCGTATGGACAGATCGGCGTCAGACTCGACAGACGCCGCAGCGTCTGCAGCGGTCGCGGCACGGGGAAGAACTCGTCGAGTCCGAGCACATCCTCGATCACCGCCAACGGCCGCGCCTTGTCCTGCGGGCTGACGAACAGCGTCTTGCGTGACGCCTTGTCCCATATCTCATAGACTTTGACGGTCTTCAGCACGCCCTTGTGCTTCAGATCACGCTCGCGCTCGGCTCCGGCATCAGTGCCGTCGTCGCGGGCATGCGGGAAGCCGAGCGCCTTGACCTGCTCGGCGTCGTCGGAGATCTTGGCGATCTCCTCTCTCGTCAGATCGTGCTCGAAGGCAACGAACGGAACGCTGCTCCACAGCAGGCCCGGCCCACGGATGAAGCGGTCCCACACCACCCGCTCGCAGACGACCTTCTCGTAGGCAACCAGGCCGTCGGCAAACTGCGGCACGTGCCTGACGCGGACGACGCCGCGCCCCGTGACAGCTGCATCGCGCACCACGTCCTGCATGGTGGCGTCAAACTCGTACTGATCGACCGCGTAGGCGAGCGCCCGCTCCGTCAGGTCCGCCACCGACTTGAATACCTTGGCCTGGCCCGCAGCTTGCTGCTGCGCTTGTTGCATGGCCATTTGCGCCTGCTCCGGCGGCAGCCCTGCGAATGCCTGCTCGTCAACTTGCTCCGGCTCATGCCGGCGGCGGACATCGGCGAGTGGCGTCGAGTTGTAGAGCGCCGGAACGATGACTTCGACGTTGGCGTGGTAGATGTTGAAGGCGCTCTTCTGGTCCTTGGCGGCCTCATAGGTCGCAGCCGCCAGCCGGGCGCTCTCGCGCCAATCCTTCTCCTCCTCCTTGGCCGCGTCGATCTTCGCCAGCCACAGCTCAACGGCCGACTTGCCGCCGGAGAGCGCGTCCCGATCGGAAACGTATTGGCCTTCTTTCGCCACCGCGTCAGCCATTGGCTCGGCGGCTCCGCTTGATCACGTCGATGAATTCCTTCGGATTGAGCCGGCGCAGGCGATCGGGATCGATGTTGCTGGTGACGCCGGTCGGGCCGATCGTGACCGCAACCTCCTTCGGCGGAGGCACGACAACCGGCTTGACCACGCGCGGCAGGATATCGGCATTGATCGCATACTCGCCGAAGGCGTCGGCCGCATGGTCGTTGCCATCCTTCAGCGGGCCGGCGTAGACACCGAGCAGCTCGTTGAACTTGCGCTTGTAGCGGCGGAGCCGCTTGAGCCCGTGCATGACGCGCGGCGTCGCGTTGAAGCGCACCGAGGGCAGCAACGCGCGGGACGCGGCAACCCGCTCCTCGGGGTCGATGGCGACGCCCTTGACGATGTCCTGCAGCCCAAGCAGCCGCAGCGACTCGAAGCGGTGCCGGCCACCGGCTGCCTGGTCACGCACCTGCACATCATGCGGCAGGTAATGGCAGGCGTAGCGGTACGGCTCCGTTCGGTCGAGCTCGGCAAGCGCCTTGTCGCGGCTCCAGCCGATGAATTTAGCGTCATCCCTGGGCGGCACGAACAGCTCTGGCAGGGCCGCCGCGATGATGTCGTCGAAGCCCGAGTTGTTGACCTCGTAGAAATCGACCACCGTGGCCTGCCGGCCATCGTCCTGCACGAACCAGATCACAGTGTGATCGTCGATGCCGAGATCCCAACCGGTGCGGAGCCTGAACCTCGGGTCGTACGGGAAGTGGCCGACCCGGCCCTCCTTCTCGGCCGTCGCAATCCAGCGCGCGAGATAGGCACCCTCCGAGACGATCTCATAGCCGCCGCCCCAGACGTGCTCGGCCATCTCGGGGTCGGCCGCATGGTCGCGGTCCTTCTCGGCCCGGAGCACGTCGGGGAGCCAAGGGTTGTCATTCCAGTTGACCTCGACGACGATCGCGTCCTCCGGCTTGTGCGCACCGCGCAAAAACTGGTCGATCGCGTCCACATCGTGTCGAGGGTTCCAGCTCGCCCAGATCTCGCTGCCGTCCTTGCGAATGGTTGGGCGCAGCATGCGCAACGAGCGCTCGCTCAGCGTCTGCGCCTCTTCGATCCAGGCCCAGTCGAAGCCCTCGAGCGATTTGATGTTCTCGGCGTTGTAGGATTGCATCCCCCTGAACACCATCAGCGAGCCGTTCTTACCGACGATCTCATCGCGCTTGATCTCAAAGAATGCGTCCAGGCCATTCGCGGAAATCTTGTCCTCGATGAGCTGCTTGACGCTGTCCTTGATGCTGTTCTGGACCTCACGGATACACACGCCGCGCGCCGGCCTGGCATAGTTGGTCGCCACTGCCAGCTGCGCGAAGAAGTGCGATTTGGCGCCGCCACGGCCGCCGTGCGCGCCCTTATAGCGGGCGGGCTGCAGCAGCGGGCGGAGCTTGCGGGGCACCTGCAGATTGAGCAGCACGACGTTAATCGACCACCGTCCAGATCACCTCGGCCTGTACCTGCACGGGATTGTCCTTGTCGCCGCTGTGCTGGATCGCAGCCAGCTTGGGGTGAATGTAGGGGGCTGCCGACTCCGCCGCCCGCAGCCGATCTGGCTGCTGCTGCCGAATGTCTCTCATGATCTGCAGCATGTATTCGAGCGGAGTCAGGCCGGATTCAATACAGGCGTTTGCTATCTCTCGCGTGCGGCGCGTGACAGACCCCTTCTTGCGGCCAGAGCCTGGCCGAGCGCCCCCTTTGCCTGTGCCTTTTTTGATTGTTTTGATTGTTTCTGGTTTCACTTTGATTGTTTTCGATTAAGCCAGCCTCTACGTGTCTAGCGTCACCCATAGCCACATGGCCTCAGCATTGATGATCAGCTCCTCTGGAGACTGCCCGTCCCACTTCGAGACGGCCAGCTTCATGATCTCAAGCGCGATCGATTCCTCCTTGTCGGAGCGGTCGCGTTGCTCCCGGACCGGGTCGACTGTGCGGGTCTGCCGGCCATCGCCGGGCGGCAGGAATGGTCCTGTCATGCCAGCCCCGCCTTCATCTGCGCAAACGTCGTGCCCGCGATCCTCATTGCGCCGCGCTCCGGCGGCATGGCGTAGCTGGTCTGCATGGTGTCGGTGCCGTCCCAGGCGCGGCGCAGACGAGCAATCGCACCACCCCAGTTGATCCACGGACGCAGCGTCCGTCCCTCGAATTCCTCGGCTTTGATGAGCCAGCCAGCAACTGTCAGAAACAGCGCCATGACCAGCACCACCAGCAGCGACTGCGACAGCTCCAGATCAGCCGATGACAGGCCGGTCAGGCGCTTGAGATTGCGCAGGTCGGCACGCTCGACCGATGCCACTTGCGGCGCCGCCGAACGCTTGCTGCGGGCAGCGGCAAGTTCGCGCTCCACCGCCTTGATCTCCTCGGCCAGAGTTGCTCGGCGCACGGCCATCGCCTTGTCCGCCTCGGCCTGCCGGTACGCAGCGCAGTAGTCGCGAGTCTGCGGCCCCTTGGGCTCGGCGCACTGATTGGTGGATGCCCACCACTTGTGCGCCCGCATGGTATCGATGCGGGCCTGCACGACACCGACCGGGCCGGTGTCGGTGCGCCACGCGGCCTCGCCCTGCTTGGCCATCAGCGAGGCCGCCAGGCGATTGACCTCGTCATCATTGGTCTGCGTCACCACCGCCGCCGTCCGTTGCAGCATGGAAAGGTTGTCCTGATTGGCACTGGAGATGCCCATCTGGCTGTTGACCTCCCACGCGACGGCGCCGGCAATAACTAGTACCCATGCGAGCAGGCTGCCGAGGCAGCGGCTGTACCATGCCGCGCACGCCTTCTTGGCGCCGACGAAGTGGAAACCCACAGCGGCGAGGCCGAGAAAAATCAAAATCGCCTGCGTCGGCGCATCCTTGGCCTTGTCGCCGGAGTAGTAGACGACGGCGATGATTGCCGCGAGCAGGACACTCCGCACCAGCCACAGCTCGGGACGGTCGAACGCTCGGCCAAGGCCGAGGATGGCAGATTTGATCATTGGAGGTACCCCGATGGGTACGCGAGCACTCGGCGGACGCAGTACGGCCGTGCGCCGGAAACAATCCGGCCACGGCTCGCGTCTCGGCGGCTACTGATGACGCGCGATCGCTGACGGCAGATCAACCAATTGCGCGAATATCACACATGCACGAGATCGCCAAGCGGCACTGTCGCTGCAACCTCACCTCGGAGAAACTGCAGCTTCACGTGTGCTTTTCCGGACACAATCCGGCGTATCCGGGTTGTCACTCCAGCAAATGGGCCGCGCGTCACGCGCACCATGTCGCCACCCCGGAATGTCGCGGGTGCGTGCGGGTCGTGCCCCGGTTGCTCGGCCTCGGCCAGCTCCAGCAGGGGGCGCGCGGCCTCGGCGCTGATCGAGGCGGGCCGGCCATCCTGCATCAGCGGTAGAGACACGCCGTCGACAGCCAGGATGTCTGGCCACATATGAGCATCCGGCGTAGCCAGCATGACGTAGCCCGGCGTCGCTGGCACGGAGCGCCACTGCTGGCTCTTGACCCGGCCAGTCACGCGACCATAGCGCCACTCGCGCGGCACAGCCACGGTGTGGCCCTGCAGCCGCAGGCGCTGCGCGGCTTTCACATCTTGCTGCGGATGGACCCGCAGAACGGACCATTTCTTCACTTCTATCCCCTTGATTTATTTTGATTTATTTCTATTTATGCCCTGGGCTTCTCGCCGCGGCGCAAGATCTCTTGCCGGAGCGCTTCCGCGCAATCCGGCCAGTCCTCGGGACGGTAGCCGGACAGGTACGCCTCTATGAGCCGGCGCTGTGGCTCGCGAATGGGGCGACGACCTGTAGTGAGGTCGTGCATCATCTGGTCTCTCTGCTCTCCGAGATAGCCGAGCATCGTCGCCATCCCGAAAAGACTGAGCCCGAGACGCTCGCGCGCTCGGGCTACGTCCTTAGGCGTCATGCCGCAAGCTCACGGGCAAGCTCGTCGGTCCAACCGGCGAAAAACCAGTCCGTCTGATTGGTGTTGGGCATCGTGCCGTACACCAGCCATGCATCAGCGTCGCCGTGGTAGACGCCACCCTGATCCTCGTCAGCCTCGGTGCCGGTCAGCACGCAATCAGCATCAACATTGTAGCAGTCAGCAAGTGCGGCGCGGATTTGATCGGTGGTCATTGTCAGTCCTCGTTGGGTTGGCTCAGTGCCTCAGTGACAATTGCAATCTAGCACATCTGGCGACTATGTCAAGCGACATAGTGCAATTATTTCAGGATGGCGGCCCTTATTGTGCGTTGTGGTTCAGTCTTCAATGCCAAGGAATTTGTCGGCAGCATCAGAGACGCTGCCGGGTCCTAGAAGCTGACCGTAGCCGCCGACTGGCAGAGCGCGAAAATCGCGCAAAATTTTCTCAGCCTCCGCAACCTTGCCGACGATCAATCGCAAGTCGCTTGGCACCATGCGGTCAAGGCAATCGTCGCGACGCGCGAACTCTTGCCACTCGCTTAGCGTCTTATCGCCTATCTGCATCGTCCCGGCCTCAGTTGGAAGGTTGATCCGCAGTTGGCGTTGGCGGTGGTCGCGCGAGCGTTGGTCGATCCGAGCCAGCCGTCGATGCAGGGCTCAAGGCTCATATTTTTCTTGCCAGGGTGCGAGCGCAGCTCGAATTTCTCCCAGCCCTTAATCACGTGGCACTTGCGAATGAGAAACCCGGTGTCGCCGACCGCGTAAGTCGAATTCTCGTCACCGATCCATTGCGTCGTCATGTCCTGTCCGATCCTGTTTCTGTCCACCAGCGTCGATGCTGATGTCGCAGATAGCGACGTAGGTCTCGCCGGCAAAGCGGCCAATGGCTGGGCCCTTGATGGTTAGAGTTGAGTGGCGGGTCTCTCCCCGCCTGCTGGGGTTTCCAGCGTCACGCCTGAAATGAGGTGGCGTTCCCTCTCCGGCTACCGCGCGCCGGGCGCCTACTCGCAACGCCTGGGTGGACCTTCCAGAATTAAGAGGGATCAACCCTCTCCAGTCCAGGTTTGACCTTGTTGCTTTCGCTACGGGATTTCGTCAGAGCCAAGGACGGCGGTCGAGGGTGTCCACATACGACCGATCGCACTCGCGCCAATACTTGCTGAACCACTCGACGTTGCCGCGATCGTGGCGAGCGCGCCCGTTGTCGTCAAGCTCGCCGCCGGAACGTTTCCACTGCTCGAAGTAGAATTTTGCGATGTGTGCTGTGTGCATGGTCAGGGCCCTTCTTGCCATTTGTGAAAAGTCGGGGCTCAAAGCCCCGCGATCCTGTCTGCAATCATGTCCTCCGCTGCGTCTGCGGCCTTGCGGTCCGTGTAGATCAGGCGCTCGCCTCCGAGGAAACCTCCCCATGCCTCAGTCTCGGGACTGGCCGGAATGAAGTGGTTGATTGTGCTGTCGGTCGAGACGATCAGGTGAGCCACGCAGCGAACCCGGTCTTTCCACCATGCCAGACCGTTCGGCTTGAACGCGCATGAGCGTTGAAACATGCGGTCGTTGTGTACTGCCTGTCTCTCTCCAACCCGCTGCACGTAGGAAGCAGACAGGGCGGCGTAGACGGCCTCAGCCTTGGCGACGGTCTTGATGCTATCAATCTGAGAGAGCATGGCGTCATCTCCTGTTCTGATGTCACCAGGATAACAAATCCTCTTGCATATGTCAACAAGGGGTGCTAACAATAATCCACAGACGCGATGCGAGAAGGTCATGTCGAGCGGTTATGCCAAAGAGGACGACCGAGCCTGTGGACGACGGCACCCGTCGCATAGGGTATGCCCGTGTGTCGACGGACGATCAGGATCTGTCAGCGCAAATCGATGCCCTTTCGCGTGCCGGAGTGCTGGCAGACAACATGCATCGAGACAAGGCGTCGGGCGTCGCGAACCGGCGACCCGGCCTGGCGCTGGCGATCAAGGACTGTCGCCCCGGCGATACATTCGTCGTCTGGAAGCTGGACCGGCTCGGGCGCAACGCCATCGAAATTCTCACCCGCCTGAGGTGGTTTGCGGACAACGGGATCGCCTTTCGCAGCTTGACCGAGACCATCGACGGCACGACGCCTGGCGGCGTGTTTCTGGCGACGATCCTCGCCGCCAATGCACAGTACGAGCGCGACCTGATCGCGCAGCGCACCGCGCGGTCGATGCAATATCTCAAAGAGCAGGGGCGCACGTTCGGGCGGGCGATGGTGCTGTCGTCCGAGCAGATATCCTCAGCGCAAAAGCTCCGCGACAAGGGCGTGCCAGTGTCGGAGATCGCGAAGCAGTTTAAGGTGTCGCGTGGAACCATCAACAACTACACCGTCCCGCGAAGGCGCGGGAAATGAGGAGCAATGCCTTTGCAGCAGAACATCATCACCTATCTGCCGTGGCTGTTGAGCGCGATCACAATTTGGATGACCGTGCTCGCAGGCAACAAACACAAGTCGGCGTGGCTGATCGGCCTCGCCAACCAAGCGCTATGGCTCGCGTGGATCGTCGCATCGTCGGCCTGGGGCCTGTTGCCCATGAACCTCGCGCTGTGGGTCGTCTACGGGCGCAATCACTGGAAATGGAACGCCGCTCCGGCGGCATGAAGGGAGGACCGCGTGACCGTTACTCAAAACAGGCACCGCGTGAAGTGGATCGATGCTGGCCGCGAACCGCAGTGCTCGCCAAACCCGAATTACCCTGCCGGCATCGACGTTGATCTGTCGACCCC